TAACATTTAGACGGGGTGGAGAACCCCGTAATGTTTCCCCAACACCAAACATCAGAAAGCATTGGTGAATTTATTTACCATCTCTCTCATCTTGGACAGCTGGTCGAGAATGACTTTTCAAAGTTTGATTCTACCCAATGTTCATACGCTATAGCACTCATCGTTGAGTGTTTTAGAAGAAGTGGCGTTCCTGAGAAAGTTTGTGAGTACATGTTGTTGGATAATGAGAGCATCACTGTTAAAACACGGAAAGGTCTACTTTATGTTGTCCTAGGTTTACGTTTATCAGGAAGAGCCGAAACATTACTAGGGAACACGTTACTAAATATTTTAGTGATGTGGCACACATCACCCACCATTCGAGGAATGGCAGCAAAGGGTGATGATTCTGTGCTTTCCCTGGGTCCAGGTTTCGATTTCCTTGAAATGGAAAACAGACTGCGACGTCTAGGCTTTTTAGCCAAGATGAAGCTAGTCACATTGGAAACTGTAGAGTTCTGCTCCTCTATAGTTGCCCCTATTGGGCCCAAATTTAAATTGACACCCAAACTGGGTAGGCTGTGTGCAAAGGTATTCTGGTGTAAGAATACTGATTACAACCAACTCCAGGTCAAACAACAATTTAGCCAAATAGCGAAAGGATTGAAGGTCAATATTTCCCACATACCCATTATTCGAGGGATTTTTAGGAATCCAGCTTACGATGACAATGTGAAAGAAGTTGACAGGAATGAATATGGTGAATACGGTGAAAGGGCGCTAGAACCTGAGTGTAATACTTATCAGTTCTATGCAGACAAGTACGAGATGACAGTGGATCAATTATTGGAGATGGAGGAATACGTCGCCACTGCATCTTTTCCTATCGACCTAACGGAAACGTTAGCCGGTGAAATTATTTCCAAAGATTGGGGAAATGAGAACGCAGGGCTTTTGCTCCCTGTAGTGCTATCTCCTATATTGGAAGAGACCTTGAAAATGTTTCTTGGTCCAGTTTTCGCTTTGTCATTAGGCATTTTCGAATGGTGCTTGGGAGGTAATCACTGGAATGTGATCCTCCACGTGCTTTTGTACTATGTATGTTCAGAGATGAGCTTAGTGAACGCAATTATACTGCATTCCTTAATAAATCTTTTTGTAATTGTAACGGGCTGGCCTCCGGCGCAATTAAACACAATTAAGATGGTTAAGAAAATTAACCGACAAGGAAAGAAACAGAAGAAAAGTAGCGTCCCTATGGGCGCTAAGGCAGTAAAAGCGGCTGTGAGATCGGCTCTACTTGGAGTAGGAGGTTTCGCGGGAGGTGCTTTGGGTAACTCAGTAGGTATGGGTTCCCAAGGCGCAAATCTAGGTGTCAACATGGGAAGATACATTTCCAAGGTAACAGGTATGGGTGACTATAAAGTGAACAGCAATTCGTTGGTCACTGGTCAACTCCCACCTGTGTTTTCGTCAAATGGGCGGGCAGTTGTTATTTCGCATCGTGAATATTTGGGTGACATTTTTAGTTCCACAAATTTTTCATCGACTTCGTACAACATTAACCCGGCCGATACGAACACTTTTCCCTGGTTAAGTGGTGTTGCTCAGAATTTCGACGAGAGTAACATTCATGGTTTGATGTTTGAATTTGTTTCGAACTCAGCCACGGCATTGAACAGCACAAATACGGCTCTCGGGAGGGTCATACTTGCAACACAGTATAATTCCCGACGACCACCTTTCACCACCAAAATCGAGATGGAGAACAGTGAGTACTGTTCATCATCTCGTCCTTCGGAAAATGTTCTACATCCTATAGAATGTAATCCTAAGGAGAGACCACTATCAGTGCAATACTTACGTCATGGAGACCTGGAAGCTGATGAGGATGCAAGATTTTATGATCTTGGTAAGTTCACCATCGCTACCGTTGGTATGCAGGCTGTTTCCAATATTGGAGAATTGTGGGTCACTTATGAGATTGAATTGTTAAAACCGATTTATGTACCTGGGGGGTTATCCACTTTACTGTGGGCCCAACAGAAGATTACTAATCCAACCAACACTGATATTCTCGGACCCATCATTTCATCTAATTTAGGTAACATGCCTTTGACAATAAGTGCAACTGGTGGTGGTTTCGACACAATTAATTTCCCTCCTACTCTTGACCATGGTACCTTCCTGGTCACGATGTCGTGGAGAGGGTCAAGCACAGCGAGTTTGAGTATTACGCCGACTCCTACGAATCTGACGATTCTAGCACCTTATGCAAACGGTATCAACAACGCCGGAAACCAGGGCACCACTTCAAGTGTCTTCGTTTTTGAAAGAGTTTACCGCATTACTGGTATTAACGCTAAGATAGTCCTTTCGGCCGCGACCCTTCCTACTTCAGGAACTTTCGGGGATGTGATCATCACGCAACTCGGGGAGTCTGTAGGAACAGACTTGATTGGAAACGAC